GTCTCATGCTTTGCAAACCCGTTAACATACAATACGCGTCTAACAGACATGGTCATAACACCACCAGAAATCATTGAATCTCCTAAAGCGTCTTGAAAGAAGTTTCCCATATCTATTTCCTTTTTAACTCTTGTTGTACACGTCTAGCAACACATTCTGCTATTGGGCGGGTGTTGTGCATTGAAATTCTTCTAGTAAATGTCGGCTGTAGGCGCAAATAAAACCTGTCTGTGTCTGCTTCATCACCAACTAACTCTTCTTTCCATGCAACTGTTATTCTAACGGTTCCTACGTTTTTTACAACATCAGCCATTATTCTACCCACCCATCTATTGCTTTTAACATTTTGCCTGTTTCGTACAGTGGCAAGTCTGGCGGCGAAATCTTTTTGCTTTTTTTCCTTTGTACCGTTGATTCCGCGTTTTCTGCAACATGCCGCCCTAATATGTACTCTTTTTGCAACTCAGCCATTTTCTTGGCAATTTGCTCAAGAACCCCGTAACCAGTGAGTTTTTCGTCAATAAGCCCCGTTTCTGGATTTCGTGAACTAAAGGCTAAACTTCGGCTATGCGCCTTAACTTCATAGCGGTGCGAAACAATCTGAACGCCAGTAGGTGTTAACTCGCGTGCCTTTTCAACGCGTGTTGAAGGAAGCATAGTGTGTCTTTCACCGCGTGTAAGCAAATTTGTCATCAATTCTCGAAGTTGTCTGTAATATTCTGGCGGGACCACATCTTCCCCATACCCACCAACAGGCGCATAAATGAATCGACGCGCTGGTATTTTTTCTGTGCCATGATGGTTGATTCTTGCTTTTTGCGCTTCTGCCCTGTTGTTCTTTCTAGACCGTGGGCCTGGCTTCGCAGGAATGCCCGCACAAGCGCTTCTTTCTTGCATGCGCGAAAGCACATCGATAATACTGTTATCGACGTACCTTGAAATCGTTTGTGTAAGACGCGGGCTTAAATACATATTTATTCCCCTGTGCTTGCCCCATACATTAACTGTACCCCGCCACGTAAATATGGCGACATTAAAGCAAATGCCTTCTTACCGTATTCATTGCTTGACAGGAATTCATAACTTGGGTTGCTCTTATACAGCGTAGACTGCATGTAAGTAACAGTCATTTTACCAACTGTTCTGTGTATTACTGGACCAGCAGCAGAACTTCCGTTCAAACCATTGGAAGCCATCTGGCGGTCATACACCAAGAAGAACATTGTTAAGTATAAGAATATTAATCTGCCCTTGTCTTTTGGGAACAAACGGTTGTTATATTTACAAGCCGCTTCGCTCATTGCACGCGTAATATCGGCGTCTAATATGCAATCATCTAACTCTTCTGTGTCGTCTTCTTCACGAATCCACGCTTCAACACCTTCTTCGCTTACTGTTTTTACAGCGGGGTCTGTGTAATTATCGTTTAACTGGGATTCCCATACGCCAACCTTAAAGTTAACAACGCGGACAACCTTGTCGCCTTCGTTATACGCGATTGGCGCTTTCCAGTAGCGCGCACCTTCAAATTCTAATTCTGGATTAACCCATTCCCAGAAGCCTTGTTTACCAGGAATTGTGTCGGTATCTTTCAGTGCACGGTAATAACGCTTGTTATGGTACACAATATCGCCGTGCAAATACATGCTGTCTGGCACATAAATGTACGACAATACTTTCCATGAAGGTGTGTCAATTACATCTTCCGTCGGCTTCGTGTGGTTCAAATCGACCAGCGAAGCGTAATAAATATTATCTAGCAGGCAGATGTCGCCTACATTCCACACAGTTTTTTCCCAAGAAGGAAAAGGCTGATATTCCACTCCCGCTTCACGCAGGAAAAAACTCTTAAATTCATCTAATGAAACGGGATAGGTATTTATCATTTTGCTTTCTTTTTTCTTTTAGTGGTTTTAACTGGTTTTTCTTCAACGTCTTCTTCTGTTGCTGTTTCCTGCGCTTCTAATGGCTGTAGAGCAGGGAAAAGTTTTTTCAGGGGTTCGTATTCCTTCTCGCTAATAACGCACGCCTGACCGTGTTTAACTGCAACTAGGAAGCCGTTTATAATTAAGTTTATGGTTTGGGTACCATTATTCATTACAATCATATTTAACTCCTAACAAAAATAGGGGCAGGGCTTATTCAACCCGCCCCCATTAGGCCCACGACCTAACAAAATTAGGCTTTGTTGAAGGTCATGTACAAGATTTCCTTCGGACGGTTTACGAACACGTCAGAGATACGAGCATACGCTGTATTCTGGTAGTTCATGCCATCGATGGTTGCACCCTGAACGACATTGTAGTCGAACGGCTGGTAAACGCGCAATGTATCAACATTCTTGCGATACAGAACGTATTTGTATGCACCACCGTGGAATTCAGGTTCGCAGTACGCCAATGGAACAATTTCCGCGTTAGGATTGCCTGTCATCTGACGGAACACATCCTGCAAGCGCTGGAACATTGTTGAGAATACTGGGTACTGTTCGTCAACCGCAACACCCAAGCCCAAGAAGTCTGACGGTGCAATCGCCAATGTGTCTGGCATTGCTGTCATGTTGGTCTGAGCATAGAAGTTTGCAAATACAGTGCTCAAGAATTTTTTGAATTCTGCAGAACTCATTGAAGAAATTTTCTTCGTCAGAATCGCAGCGTCTGTTGGAACTTCTGTTTGGTTCAACAAACCTTTGTGGTCTTCGTCACCCAACAGAACAGCGCGCTGTACAGAAATATCATAAGAAATCTTACGTGCGCGTTCTTTTTCAGTGATGATGTTCCAACGGCCTGTTTCTTGTGCTTGGCGCATTTCAAACAATGAGTAAGAAACCATTTTTGCCAAGTTATGCAGTTTTAAAGAAACAGATTCCAATTTCGCACCAACCTGGCCACGGCGAGCGTTATCAGCATCAACGCCGCGTTCCCAAGAAGGCAAGTCACCTTCAACGTTCACAAACGAACGCAGAACAGTGATGAAATCTGCCCAGCCACCCTGAGTTTTGTCAAATGGAACAAACTTTTCTGGGTCGATTTGGTAGAACTTCTGCTGTGAAACTTCGCGTTCAATGTGCGTCAGCAAGGTAATATCGATGTCGCCGTAACCAATATCGTTCAACAACTGCTGGTTGCGGTCAATGATTGCCAACTCCGCAGAGTTAAACAATTCTTCGCGTTCTTTTTCTACGCCATTAACTAAATATTTTTTAGCCATTTCGTTTCCCCTTTAATTAGGCCAATGGAGCCTTAACGATTTCCACTGGAACCAAGATTCCGCCTACGGTTGCAGGAACAGCAGCAACAGCCAAGCCAATTGGTTCATCTGTTACGTTTTTAGTAATGGAACCGTCTGCAGGGTTGTAGTAAACCACTTCGCCCGCGTCAATTTTATCTTCGGTAACACCTAAGATAACACCACCATCGCGCAGAACAGATACTTTATCGCCCGCTTTCCATTCTAATTTTTTCGGATTATACAATACAAAGCCGTAACCTTTGTCGCTTGTAGCAGCCGCTTTAACTTTCAGTTTGCCAGTGGAAGTCGCCACGATAGCAACTTTGTCACCCGCATAAACTGGAGTAGCCTGTGAAGCGTCAATTTCGACTTCTACTACCATTGCGTTCAAGCCCCAATCCAGGTATTCGCCGCGCAAGCGCTTTGGCGCAAACTGGTTCAGTTCCTGAGCATAGAAATCAGTTTTTACAATAGCCATTTTCTTTACTCCTTGTTAAATAGCAACACTTGGAACTTGAATAACCTCGGCCTTGGTATCAGAAGCCAGAGAATTGTTTAAGTCCTTTTTCAAAGCCTCGTCAGTATCAACTGTTTTTTCAGTTTCAACATCTTCGACTTCGTTTTCAACCACAGGGTCTGCCTGTTTTGCGTCCGCTTCTTTAGCAGCAGTCGCGGCTTCTTTTTCTGCAGTCAAATCTTTAATCGTTTGTTCTTGGGCAGCAATCTTTTCTTGCGCTGCTTCCAATTCATTGACCAATTCTTCAATGGTCTTTTCACCCAAGGAAGTGTTAATCAATGTTTCTTTATCCAATTCAACTTTTGTTTTCTTGAATCCAAACATAACATTATCCTTTTGATTATAAAGTTCCCCGTCTGAAACCAAAAGGTCCTCAGTAGAGTTCCTCCATATCTCAGTCCCATTATAACGTGGGTTTTTTACTAACGCAAGGTGCATCATTTGTCCGCCCACGATTCTCTTTTTGTATTTCACATTGTTTACAGTCAATTCTTCGTCACATAAATCGGCTTTATATGCACAAGAAACATATGGCAGGTCGCCATTAGCAATCTTATCAATCGCCTTCGTTTCAAATATAACGAAGTCTGCAAACCAGGCCCCATCTTCACAGCGGTCGACATTAGAAACGTACCCAACGGCCTTTTCCTTCATGTCTTTTTCGTCAAGAATGTCCTGGTGCCCAATAATTACAGGGCAACCCTTCAATGTGTATGCAAAATTGTCCAAGCAATGCTGTGGTAACAAATAAACCCCATCCTTGTAGCCAACAGGCCCCGCACTAATAAACTTCGCGCGGTATGTTTGCCCTTTTGGGATTTCTGCTTCCTCAACATGCGGAACAAAGTTTTCTTTATCAAAGTAACTCATTACTTACCTCCAAAACCTGGTTTGAATACTTGTTTCGCCATTGGGTCCGCAACAAACTTTTCTTTGTACGAAACCTCGATACCCAGCAGATTGTGCTTATTAACCGCTTCCTGCCATTCTTTATTTGTTATGCGCCCCCAAATGTTGGCTTCATTCAAATTGGCAATCATCAGCGTTTTGCGCTTCTCTTCTTCATACTCTGAAGTTCTTATTAAATTTTCCCACTGAATATCAAAGTCCAGCGTTCTTCCTAAAACCTTGCGCCCAATAATTTCTAATATACGAATAATGGCCGCTTCGGTTGGTATGCGAACTTCCGCTTCAACAGTGTCCGCATAAGTTTCACGGTCCGCTTCCCCAGAATTAAAGCCTGCTGGCGAAGTGCCGTATAACTTGTTCATCGTAATACGTGCGTCCGCAGCCATGTCAACGCGCGAGTCTATCTTTAAGTCTGCCAAACCGTTGAAATGGATTTGTTTCTGCTGGTAAACGTCTTCAGAGTCCAGCAACAGTGCCTTCATGTAATTCTTAACCATGGAAGCGTAACTAACGCGCTTTGTAATAGCGTCTGTTGCGTGTTCGTCCTGTAAAGCATCGTTCAAGCCGTAGAAACTGAAAATATCAATCTTTGCTTCATCTAATAATTCAAAGATAACGTTTTCGTTCTTAATGCCCTTGTTCAGTGTGCGAACTAACGGCTCCAGAATAGACATCCCCCAGCCACGGCCCATTGGGCGATACAACGGTGGAAATTCCTTGCCCTTTAACGGAATTACGCGGCTCTTGTGAATTTGATGCCCGCGAATCGTAAATGGCGTGTCTGATAACCAGTCAATTGCATTCAAAGAAGCAGCGTCTTGTGTCGTTCCGCTTAATTCCCAGTTATCTGTTACATAAAAGTCTAATTCTGTGCTTTGGTTTATATCTTCTAAATTCAAAGGTGTAGCGGGGTCACGGCCGTCCATAATAACAATACCAGCGCCGCCATACAAACGCTTCCAGAAAACAGCCTGCTGTACCTTGCTCCAAATTTCAGCACGGCGAATGTAAATTTCCATTCTGCGAATTTCTTCCCCACTTATCGCTTGGCGGAAATATTCGTCGTCGTCTTTTTTTAATTCTTCGTCAATCTTCTTATTATCTTCTTCCCACTGTTCACGTTTCTTCTGCTGTTCAACTTCAAAGTCTACTTGTTCATCTTTTTTCGTCGCTTCATCCCCTGCGTTCCAGAAACTAAATACTTTTCTTTTGCGCTTCTTTTCGGGAACAACAACTTTATTTTCGTAGCCAACAAACTTAATGCCACCACGGAACGCGTCAACCACAGGGACTTCAATTAAGGCCTGAACCAGCCCAAACTGCTGGTATAAGCGCGACAGAAGCGTGTAATTCAATGTAATGAATTCCCCACGAACCTGCATGCCTAATGCGCCTGTGTCGTTAATTTTGTTAGGCGAAGCAGAACCACGCCCTTTGGTACTTGAAGGAACTACACCCGCGACTAGTTGCGCCATCGAGTTAGTTAATTTAACTTCATTGATGCCTGTTTTCTTTTTCGCCATAGATTAACACCTTTTGATTTAAGTATAATTATTGATTTGATTTTTTGCAAGACAACAATGTATAATGTAAATATGGATATCAGTGGACCTAGTTTCTGCCTGGTCAGGAACTGTAAACCTTGTAACAAATACCTGCTTATAACAAGGGAGCGGACTCCCAAGGGTATAACTAACGTCCTTTACTTTTTTGATACCATGGAAGACGCAGAACTTTATCTGCGCTTTTTACAACAGGTGGAAGGCCAGAAGTTCGTTGAAGGCGTGATTCATTCTTCAAGAACCCCGCTGTGGGAAAAGCGTGAATTTAGGGATTTCCAAGAAACCATTGACTGGGACGAATTACCTGCTAAAATAAAAGACATAAAATTTACAACAGAAACTGTGTTCACAGAAATAAAGGCGCAAAAATGATTACTGAACTTATCGCAAAGAATATGAAAGACGAAGCAGAAGCGATTGAAGGTTACCTGCCGCTGATGACTGCATTAAAAACAGAAGGCGATGAAGAAGGTGTTAAAATCATAGAAGATATCATCGCAGAAGAACTGAAACACTCTGAAATACTGACCGCAATGCTGTTAAAAAAGTCGCAGTTGTATGTTGAGCCAGAAGACGCATTAGAAGCAATCGCCTTCATAAAAAAGAATGCAGAAGAGCACATATAGTGTTTTTCAAACAGAATCTTGGGTGAAATATTTTTATCACATCTCTCTCGTCCTTTCATTGCCCAGGATACGGTCACTTCGGTGGCCGTTCTTTATACTTCCTTATACTATGCCGTCAACCCGTGACAACGGGACAAAAGTGCTGACCATATTGCTAACGCCAGCAAAATGGTGTACCATGTCTGATAAAGTTGGAACCACTCAGATAGACCAATATGGAGCACCGTGTGCAAGCAAAAATGGAAAAAAACTTGAAAAAAATACGCGAATTGGGCTGGGAACCAGAAAGAGAAGAAGAAGACCTATGGGTAGACGGCGAAATGCACTTCAATGCCTTCAATGGCCGCTGGTTTAACTTCGCAACATACGAAAAAGGCGAAATTAACGAATTAAAGCCCAAAAGCGAAGTTTTTTACTTCAATCTGCCTATTATGTACCTCCCCGAATGGGTTTTGAACGAAAAACACCAAAAATCAGTCAAAAAAGTAATCAAACGTGCTCTTCAAAGTGCCAATCAGGATACTTAAGCATAAAAAGTTTCTTTTTTAAGCGATAATCTGGCAATTTACGCGTCATTGGACTCTTTACGTCTTCCGCCACCCAGCGTTCCTTCTCGCAGTCAAAATACACAAAATCAGCAACCCATACAGTTCCACGTATCTTTTTCCCTTCATATGTAAACGGTTCTATTAAACTAAAAGAAACCTGCCTGCTTAACTGCGAAATTACGCCAGCCTCCAACATTTGTTCCAGTTTTATGGCACGCTGCATTTCTTTCTTGCTGTCGTACACTTCGCCGTTCCGTTCCACCTTCTTTGCGTGGTATTTGCTTTCCTTCGCAGTTGTAAAGTTTTTCTTTACACCTAACACCTTTTCCCTGTATTCAGCCGCTGTCATGCGTAAAAATTCCATCTAACCCCCCTAAATAGCACTTTTTGTTTCTGCTATTCCTGTTGACACCGCAATTATACAAAAATCGAACTTGTTTTCATGTTAAATGCAATTTCTGCCGCATCTCCCATGCAATCGCAGATTTCATCTGTTGGGTTCTTGTCCGAAGGCGACCACGCTAACAATTCAGCCCTTAAAGGTACAAAATTTGGGTCTGCTTCCCTAAAATAAATCCTTCCTGCTTCTAACCAGGTCATCGCACTGTCAACACGGTTCATTTTGTTTTTCTTCGCCCCACGGCGTAACGGTACAATAGCCATCTCTGGACATTCGCGGCGCATTTCTTGTATAAAACCAATACCAGATAATGTGTTTTCTACATAAACACGCCTGCATTGGCGAAATGATGCTTTGCAGTGGTTAAAAAAGTCTATGCACTGCTTCTTGGCATCAGGTACTTCCCACTTGCCCATTCTTGACCTCAGAAGGTATAAGTTGTTATCCGAACCAAGCCCCCAGCATGTAAATAGCGATTTGTCGCCTTTGTTCGCTGACATACCAAAGTCGGTTGTTATAAACACCTTTTGAAATTTTTCTGGGGTGGCGCGATAAGTTTTAATCCATTCTTCGTGGAAATACGCGCCGTAATTTTCTAACGGCTTCTGCTGGTACATCGCGGCAAATAGGTATGGGTTCTGCTTCTGTATGCGTAATAGTTCTTCAGCAGGGAAACGCGAAGGATAAAAACTTTCCCCAGTCACTTCATCCAGCGCAGGAACTGTAAATAACTCCCACTGGTCTGGTTCATTCTTCAACACCCAACCGCTGAAATCATTACAATCTAGCCGCTGCTGAATACAAATGGTAGGACACCACGGAACACGCCTACGTGTCGCTAACTTGCGCTGGTAGGTTTCTGGTGTTTCAATCTGCTCATGAATACTTGTCCGAACTTCTGGGCTGTTTATATCGTCCAACAATAACGCGCCACTAAAACGCTGCGGACTTGCAGGATTGGCAGCATCCAAACCCAAAATGGCAG